CACTCGCCTTTTGCCCTTTTGTCATCCGTGTGGCTTTTGCAAGTGGGACGCATTTTGGATATTTTCTCTTTGAGCCTTTGCTTCTCCCGCAAGGTTGATACTTTCCGTTCTTCTTCGGTGCTCCAATGTCTACCCATTTTTCCGATACCCATTTTCTCAAACCACCTTCTGAATAATAAGTTCGCATTACGAATTCTTTCCGTAAGCTTTGCCTTTTCCTTTCATAGCTAACTTACATGAACCACCCATTCCGTACATTGTTCTTTCCATCATTCCACCACCCATAGCTTTTTTACGACTATCTTTTTTACCACCCGGTGTAATTTTACCAGAACAAACTCCTGATGCATACATGTTTGCATATGCAGAAGGATATACTTTAAACTTTCTTTTAGCGGCTGCTTTGCCTTTTGCACAAAGCTTTGCCATTACGTTCTAACCATTTTACCCATAGGTGATTTTTCACCTGGCTTCTTTTTCTTTTTACCTTTAGCCATTAAAATTTTTTTCTTTAATGCATCTGGTAAAGTTTGTTGTGCTTTAGTTAAAGTTGGTCCGCCTTTATTATAAAAATTTCTCATTATTTTTTTCCTCCGTTATTTTTAAAAATTTGTGTACCCTTTATACCATAAATACTCGCAACGACAAGAATCCAAAGATTTGTGAACCATGACGGGAGCGTAGAGAACATATCAAAGAACAATTTTACCTTGTCCATCGCTGTTGGGTCTTCACTTACCACTGCCCACGCCAAAATTACGATGGGCGCCGAGAGAATTATCAAAACTGCCTCGTCCTTCCAGTCCGATTGTCTGGCTTCTAAAAGTTTTCCTTGGTAAGCTTCCTTACCTTCGGCCATACGAGACGCATGCATTAACTGTGCGTCTGACATTGCCATTTTAGTCTTTTGTTTGTTAGCGTAAATCTTACTTCCAGCAGATACGGCTAATTTAATTGCCGAAAACCACATTTAGATCCACCTAGCTTTTTTAGACTTCTCTTTCAGCATTCTTTTAGTTCCTCTAACTTCAACTTCTTCGCCTTTTGCGATTTCATTGAAAGAACCATCAGCTGTTGTCTTAGATCTTGGGTCGATTTCAAGATTCATCTTGTCTTCTGACGGGATCTCAACAATTTTATCTAATTTTTCCATATTTTCTCCTTAATTATATTATTTTAACTTCTTTTTTAGTTTTTGTCACTAACCTTTACGCATGATTTCGATATTTGGCATCATTGAATCAGAATTAGGTAATGTTTTTCCTAAAATTGTCTTTTCAATTGATGTATCAGCTCTTAATTGTGCTAATTCTTCGTTCTGTTTAAGTTTTTCACTTTGATTAACTTGGTTCATCATGGTTTTCATCTTATCTAAGTCCATTCTGTCCTCAGATTCTTTTTCTTTTCGAGCATTTTCTTGTGCTCTAAGGTCTAACTCTCTTGCTCTTAGTTTTGCAATAGGGTCATTGTCAAATTGTGAAGTAATTTTTTGTTCTTCCTTCATAAATTCTTCCATCATGTCTGCAACTAGTTGAGCTTTTCTACCTTCAATCCTTTGTGTCATCTGTTGCATCTGCATTTGAATCTGTTGAGCCATTTGTGGGTTCTGTTGTGCTTGCATTTGCATTTGTTGTAGCTGTTGCATCTCATCTCTAAACTCTAGTTCAACTTGTTCTTGCGCCATGAGACTAATATGTTCAAAAATATTTTTCTCTAAACTTGCCATAACCATTGGATTATTTCTAGCCATGTTAGTTGCCATAAAATTTAAGTGTGCAGTAATATGTGATCTATGATCTTGTCCAGGGAACGCTTGAAACTGTGCTCCACCTAAAGCATCAATGTGTTCTAACGCTGGATCTTTAGGCATAGGTTGCATTGGTTTATTTAATACTTGATCAATATCTTTTACACCTAATGCTTCATACATATTTCTATATGCATTATACAAATTGTGCATTTGTGGATTTGATTGTGCCAGTTGGAGTTCCGTCTGAGCGAGGGAAATACGCTGTGTTTGAGAAAAAATGTTAGGGTCAGCAACTGGCAATATATCTACACGATCATCAAAGTCTTGTTGTTTAATCATTCTTTGACCCCCAACTACATCATACGGATATTCTTGTGGTAGATATAACTTGAATACTCTAGCCATGATTCTAAATTCATTTTTCAAAGCTGAGTAAATTCTTTTGTGAATCGCAGACATAGTTCTACTTCCTCTTTCAAGAAGAGCTACTGTAGTTCCAACCGCTGCTTGTTGATTTCCATCACCAACTTGTAGATCTGCAATCGAAGCAAACCTTTGACCTGCTTGAACTACAACACCCATTAAACTTAATAAAGTTTGTGATGGTTCTTTAAATGGTAACATCATAAATGAATCTCTTAAATTTCCACCAGGTGCATCTACATCTCTAAACTCACCAGGTTGAATTGATTGTGCATCATCTCTAATTCTAATACCACGTTGTTTAAAACCTGCTGGTAAGTTAGATAAAGTTCCTGCATCTAATAGTTGTCTAAGTGCACTTGTTGCAGTTCTTGATAATCCACCAATCATATGAATTAAACCAAAACCATAAAAACCTAGTCCTGGTAAAAATTTAAAGTGTACAAAATATTGTATCTTAGATTTTTTAGGATCTCCTACTTCATAGTTTCTTTTAATAGAAAGAATCTCTCGTGACCCTTCTTCTACTGTTACGATGTAAGGTATTTTAATTCCTGAGGGCTCACCAGTCTCTGGATCAGAATCTTCAAAACCTTCTAAGTCTAAATCCACGTGACATTCTAATAATGTATATACGTCTTCGTCTTGAGTTTTAGATGTACCTTCTAACTCTCTTTCTTTTTTTAAGATATCAGAGTCTGTACTATCTGGTTTAGCTAAATCTATATCTCTATAGAATCCTGCTACTTGTTGTTTTCTTAAATCGTTTTCTGAAATTTTTATTCGATGAATAATTGCTTCCGCATCATCTAATGAGGTAGCTGTGTACGGAACAATTAAATCATCTGCTGGAACAAACTTTGATACTGCTCTTTGTTCCATATCATCATAGTAGACTTTTTTAAAAGCAGAACCTGCGAGTGGCAAATTAAATAACATTTGATCAAACTCTGGTTCATACTCTTTCATCTTCTCCATAATTTCGTAATTCATAAAATCTTTAACACGTTGCGCTTGTTGAGATTTTTCTGGTGTAGCTAAACCCATTACTTGAGTTCTAACCGGACCATTTGCTGGTAATAATTCTTTATAAGCTAATGCTTGAAATTGAGTGACTGCTTCAGCAAGTACAGGGTGAGTTGCACCACTTGCTCCTTGAAAAGGTTCTGTTCTGTTATTGTATTTAAAACCTAAAAGATCTAGACCTTGAATATAAGCTTGCTCCCATTCTTTTCTTGATGAAGTATAATCCATATACTTACCATTTAAATCTGAACCTAATCTACCTAACACATCATCAGGTAAAAATTCTGCAAGGTTTGCGTAATGCTCGTCACCACCTTCTGGTGATGCAGCTTGTGGGTCTAAATCAATATCAACTGATCCATCTTCATTTTCTTGAATGTCAACAGCTTCAGGAGATCCTTCTTCTTGTTCAACTTCTTCTAATGCTAGTTCTTTTATTTCCTCTTCACCAGGAACTTCAAATTCTTTTCTGACTTCGTTTGGAAGTGCTTTGTCTATATCCGCCATTTATTTTTTCTCCAGATTGTTTGACTGTTTTAACAGTATTATAGTTAATATTCAAGCCCTGAGGCGTGGGTCCGGCTTCAGGGGGCAATAAGTGTTTCTTTGGGTACTTATTCGTCATAAGTATATCTTCTCATGTTTTCTAAATCATCGTCTTCAATGTATTCTTCAACATCTTTAAGCTTGCCTTCAGCATCAGGTCTAGCGCTTGCTTCATTATAAGTCACGCCTCCGGTCTCAGGGTCCACTTCTATCTCTATTTGATTTTCTTTGTAAAGCATATCCCCATCTTGATCTACTTCTCTAATGATTGTTTTATTACCTTGCTCTGTAACAACATAATTATCTGCTTGATAAACATCTGCAAATTCATCTGCTCTATTACCTGTAAAATATTTTGTTCCTTTTTCTGCAGCTTTTAATTTAACTTTAGCAATAAGGTCAGTTAAAAAAGCAGGAACACCCTCAGCAGTTCTTTTAACTACTTCAGCTATTTTTGGTGCTTGAGTTCCAATATCAATAAATCTTCCAAGAATAGGTATAGATGCAAGTCCACCCATTATTTTCATAAACTTTCTTTTATTAGGATCTTCTGGTCCGTCTGCAAAACCAACACGACCACCTATTGCATATTTTTCTTTTAAAGATTCTATACCTTCTTGACCTGGTAAAGGAAGATTTTCTTTATATGATTTATCAAAAGCGTCTGCAATACTACCCATGTAAGTTTCTTTTTCTCTCATGTCTAATAGTTCTTTTTCTGTTAAAGGACCTCTTTGGTCAAAGCCTATTGTTTTGTCAAACTCATCATAAATATCTTTTGCTATCAAAGTTAAACCCGTAGGAGTCATGATTCTAGGAGATTTTGCAACTAAATTTGCGGCAGGTTTAAGTTTTCTTAACATTGGATATTTATCCACTAAAGTCTTTAGACCCTGTAATCCTAAAACATTATTAATAAATCCTTTTGGAATTTTGTTTCCAGTTTGTTTATAAATTTCTGGTAAAAGTAATTCTGATCCTGCAAAAGCCATATTAGGGTCTTCACTCATCATTTCTGAAACAGCTAATCCTCCTGAAACCACAGGGGAACCTATAGATCTAAAAGTATTCTTTAAAAGAGGTTTTGCATATCTACCAAATATAGCGGCGCCGCCTGCTATAGCAGGTGCATTTTCCCTAACAGAATTTTCTTTAGTAGTTTCTTTTTTAACTGGATTTAGATCAACAGTTTCTGATGCATTTGCCAATGTAGATACACCAACAGATCCTGCTGTACCACCAACAACAGCTGTAGCAATTTTTCCAATTTTTGGAATTTTTTGTAACGCTTTTAAATATTGACTTTTTTTTGCTTCAGTTGTTCCTTGTATTTCTTCGAATATTTTTATTCGTTCTTCTGGAGTTGAACTTATTAGTCTTTGATCAATTTGACTAAATGTAGTTCCTGTTTCTCCAGGTAAACCTGTCTTAACAAAATTTTTCATAGCTGTTTGAAGAGTATCATTGTAAGGGTTTTTAAGATCAGGTAATCTTAATGTTTGAGGGTTAATTGTAACTCTTCCTTTTTTAATATCAAAACCACCGAGTTTATATCCAGTTTTATTTGCAAATTCATTTTGTAAAACTTGTTGTTTTTTTAACAAATCTTGTTGAACAGATGGGCTTGCTCCTTTAGCTTGTTTTGATAAGGATAATATTTTACGATCATAACCTCTTTTGTATTCATTTAGATTATCTTTAATATATTCTATTCTTGTGAAATTTTTTTTATAATTAGGAAAGTTTTTCATTAATGCCTTAATATCTGTATGGTCTCCAGCTACTTTAAAATCAAAAGCATTCATCATGTTTGCAGTTCCTGCAATTAAATCTATTTGTTTTTTAGGAAGACCTAAAAGTTTAGCCATTTCAATGTTACTTATTATTCCAGCCCTATCTGCAATTGAAATAATATTTTTATGTAAATTAGAATCCATGTAATTAACAGGTGCTTTTATTTTACTATCTAGTTTTTTTTCATATCTT